GGATGGCTCGCCTCTCGCTCTTGCGAGAGAGGCGAAGCCTATCTATCTACGTTAGTAGATAGATATTCTATCTATCTAGGACTGACATGGTTTGTGTTGGGTTTCACTTGGGTTTGCGTTGGGTTTCGTTTGGGTTATTTACAGACGCATTCCAGCTGGCTTTTTTATAGGCTTTGGAGCTTCACTTTTTGGACGGCCTCCTTTTTTGCCGTTGCGATAATTCGCGAACAATTTCTTGTTCTGATCCTGCCATTGATGCAAGACAAGCGCGTCACCTTCACGCCTTGCGTAGCCGCTTTCTACAAGCGCATTTTCGAGTTGCATTGGGTCGCCTTCCCAATCGGCTATCGCCGCGATGATGTCAGCCGTCTTTTCTATCCGCTCGCACTTTCTAAATTGGCATTGCGACCAGAGTTTCAAGAGCGAGAACACGCCTGCGTGGCCTGCTAGGCGTAGCAGGATTTTTGTCTTGTAGTGGTCAGGGAAGTCAGGTGAGAGGATCATGTCATATTCAATGGGTTGCATTCTGCTGTTTGCAGAAATAAGTTTCCTGTGCACCTTGGGTCTGGACATCCCCGTTTTTTGCTTGCTCGGAAGTCGCATTTTACCTCGATCTTCCATTGTCCCTTCACAATAACATCCGTTCCCTTAATTTGAATTTGTGTATCTTTAATAAACTCACCCTCTACCCAAAGAGGAAATGCTCCGGCCTTCAACAATTCTTGAACTATGAGAACGGCCCTGTCCCCCTTCTCGCTTGTGCTTAGGTCTTCTGTAAACCCATCAAACCTCCAGTCCGCAATAAGGATAGACTTTATATTTTCAATGCTTTCTGGCTTTACTAGCCTACCCATTGCGGTGGCGTGTTCAACTCCAGGTTGAAATGACATTCGCACTTGTAGTCCCGGCATAAGGGCTGCTTTTTTTCCAGAAATTGGAGGAAATATAAAGACCCTCCTAGCTAATGGAGCAACGTGCGCCCGTATATTTGACGCTTCGTTATGTATTCCATATTGAAAAAGTTGCGCCGTCATAGCGATTGATTCCCCCAGTTGTCCCATCCTTCAGGTGCTTCCTTTCGCGCAAACATTTCCAGCTTTTTGCCGTGCGGATAAAGCGTGCTGATAATGTCTCGAAACTCTTCGGGCTTCGCGCTGTGCTTTGTTCTCTCGATGCTTTGGACACTATCAAATAGCTGCTTTGCATCTGGGGTGCAGCTTCCTCTAGTGCAGATCAACAAGAACTCGTGACGCACGCTGTTGTAGTGCCCCATATTGTGCTTGATCTTATCCCAGACGAAGCTCGTCTTGTATTTAAAGCCCCAAGCCCGGATGATCGGTTCGCATTCAAAAAGCAATGGCGATGTTACCCACAGGAAAAGCACCGCATCATCCTCGATCATATCTTTTATCGGCAATTCACAAAGCTCCGCTATGGTCATCGCTGGATAGTGGAACTTTATAGCTCCATAGTCCTCGGTTAGTTGGTCGCCATATTTCCAAGGTGGGTCGGAATAAATAACGCGATACTTGGAGTCAGGCAGCTTCACCGCCTCCTTAACTTCTTCCAGCTTGATCTCACGCCGGACTTCGTTGAACCGCTTCTTTCCATCGGTTACAGCCTTGGCCGCATCTGGGTTTGTTAGAGCGAGCTTCTCAATGGCCTCGGCTCGCTTCCCGTCGCTCTTAATAGTGCGCTCAGATACTCCGTGCTGAGCTGCGAGGGCGGCAGCCGTGTTTGGGAGTGCAACTTCTGCATCCCCAAATTTGCGGTCAGACCTGCCGCCTTGCGACTTCTTCGTCCTATTATACCTTCGCCCCCGCAGGATGCTCCGCTGGTCGTTGGTCAGGTTGCGGCGGCCTAGCTGGTTCGCATCCATCCAGTCCATTGCTGCATCGCGATTTTCAAATTGAACCCATACCGTTTCAAACGGAAGATTGTTGCGGGTGCAAATATCATAGCGATTGTGGCCGTCAATTAGGATTTCATTACTGGCATCTAAAAATCCTGCCTCTGGCCCCTCAACAGCAACAACCCAGGAACTACTCCAGTCCTGCATATATTCATCCAATGGATTGCGATAGCGAACAAAAGCAAATTTTCCGCTTCTTGCAATAAATTCGGTTTGCCATCCCATGCAGGCGTCACCAACAGACTCCTCAATTTCTTCTTCTGTTAAGAGTCTGCCACTTAGTTCTTCTGGTTCAAATTTGCTTTCATCAGGAGGAACCGTCCAAACTACAATCGGATCGCGGCATCCGTCTTTGATGATGTTGGCTTCTAGTTGTGCGAGTTCTTCCGGCGCGAGTGGCGGAATGAGTGCCTTTAATTCAGGGTCTATTTGTATGTGCATAATTTAAAAGAAATCCCGCAATACAACCATGTGAGAATAGGCCAACAGCGAGCCGGATGGAAGTATTGCGGGAAAAAGTTGGTTTCATTTGCTGTATTGGAAGGCTTCTCACAGCCGAGTTGAATTTAGTCTAAGATTTCAGCCTTGTCAAATAACGCTGCAAGACCTCGTCGGCCTCCTCCTCGATCCAGCGCGTGGATTGAGTAACGACCTCAAGCCAAGTGCCGTCGATAAGGATTTCGTAGTCCCACCGATAGCAATCGTCTTGGTGGTTAGGCCAGCACCGGAGCGGATAGCCTTTCCAGTGTTGCATTCGTTCATTCATATAAGCAATCCTTGTTTTGATTTTACATTAAATCGTTTACTGGCTTCAGCTAAGTTAAGTTTTGCTTGTTTAAAATAGCTGTCCTTTAACTCAATTCCTATTGCCTTTCTTCCCATTGATACTGGGCTAAAAACCTCGCTTCCAACTCCCATAAATGGAGTAAGAATAACCTCATTAGGGTTTGAATATAATTCAACAAGCCGATCTATAACATCAAGTTGAAGCGGGTGAACGTGTTTTTCATCATCCTCCTCTTTTGAGTCTCTGAATGGCAGTATATTATCTCCGCGAACGTCATCCCATACACTCGACGCATATCTCTGCCAAATATAATGATTCAATTTAGTTATTTCGTCCTCCTTGTTAACATTATTCAAGTGCTCCCAGAGCTGTTCTGCATTCAATTCTGCCTTGTTAGCATTATTCCATGCCCTTAGAATGTTTGGCAAAATAGGTATTTCACCGGCATAATGGTTTATTCCGTATGGATGCGTAACTGGAACTTCATTTTCTCCTTTTTTTGTAAAAACAAGAACATAATCTGGCATAGCTGTAAAACATTTTGTGCTGTCCTCTACAATGAACTTGTGCATCAATGACTGAACCATTGTCCGCATCCGAACCTTTAATGGCTCTTTCCATATTGTTATCCTGTTTCGATACTCAAATCCATGCTTAATATGAAGTTTAATTACTTCGTGCGGAAAATCCCAAAGCCTGCAAGTATTATCAAAAACATCCGTAACATGAACTGCATTTATTCTTCCTGGCTTTGTTACTCTTGACATTTCAGCGATCAAAAAGTCATACTGATCTAAAAATTGCTCTTTGTTTTCGCAATTTGAAAAGTCTCTCTCTGAGCTTGAATAGTTGTAGAGTCCGGCAAAAGGCGGGCTGTAAACCGATAGATCAACGCTTTCAGAATCTAATTGAGGTAATACATCCATGCAATCTCCGTTATAGATTGCGTAGTTTTCTTTTATTTCTTGGTCTTTAATCATAATATATTTAGAATTTAGGTTTAATTACTTTTTTATCAAACTCCCTTTGAGTTATTGTGAACTGCCTGTTTACGTTTTCTGTTAGGTTTTTATAAAGCTCAATAGCTTTGTCTGTTTTCTGTTGAAGAGCCTCTAAGACTCTTGTTTGTCCATCTGATACCACCACATCTATTGTTACGTCTTTTGTTTGACCGAATCTCCAAAACCGTCTTACGGCCTGATAGTATTGCTCATAGCTGTAGGTAGGGAAAAATACAGAATGATTGCAATGCTGCCAATTTAATCCAAAGCTAGTCATCTTTGCTTTAGTTATTATCCGCTTTATTTCGCCGCGAGAAAAGGATAAAAGTATTTCCTCTTTTCGCTCCATTGACTGGCTTCCTATTATCTCAACTGCGTCTCGATCCATAGACTTTAAAAGCGAGCTTTCATTGTTGGTATTACACCAGTAAACCGATGTATTTCCTTCCGCTAATTTAACTGCCTTCTTGCACCTGATCTCTTCAGTCTGTTTTTGTTCATATCTAACCTCGGCAAATGATTTTGCTATTGGAGTAAATATTTGAACTTGACCTGATGTGTCAATCATGGACTGATTTTTTATGACGTGTTTATTAACAATCAATTCGGGTAACTTATACCTATCATTCGAGAAACCAATATCACTAGGCATTTTTACCATAATGCTCCACTGATTTACCCACGCAAAGAAATCCTTTTCAGCGTGAGGTTTTAGGTAGAATTTTTCCCCAATATTTCTATTTGTTGAATCGACTGAGTTTTGATTATTCTTAAAGAACTTTCCAAGCATATCCATATAACCCAAATACCCTAATGCCTCAGAACTAGTTCCTAGCTCTATAAAATCATTCGGACTCGGTGTTGCTGTTGATAAGAAACGATATGGAATCTTCTTAATAAAAGAAGTTACTTGACCTTTTATTTTTCCGTCAAAGTTTTTAAGGATACTGCTTTCGTCAAGAATTACCGCGACGAAGTCATTTGAATCGAAATAATGCAATCTTTCATAATTGCATATCACTATTTTTTTAGTATATTTCCCATCCTTCGAGTATTCAATATCATCAATTCCTAGCTTTTGCGCCTCGATTATAAATTGAAACGCAACAGCAAGTGGTGTTAAAATCAATACATTTTTATTTGTATTATTTATTATATTTTTTGCGATTGATAGCTGAATTAATGTCTTACCAAGTCCTGTGTCTGCAAAGATAGCTATACGGCCTTTTTTTACTGCCCTCTCAATTATATGTTTTTGAAAATCAAATGCAATGTCTGGTATGTAATTTGCATCGAACCCAAATTCACTAATCGAGTGACGTTTGCCCTCTAAGAATCTTAAATAATTATTCATCTTGTCCGGACAAGAATTGGCGGAGTCGTTGGTTGTCTTTTCGGAGTTCATCGTTTTCGTTATTTAAGTATTCAATGCGGTTGTTTAATTGGTTTGCTATAGCTTCAAGATCAACCATGTGTTCTTTAGCTAGTCTTGCTAATCTTGCGAGGCTTTTGATGCCGTCGAACATAATCTGAGATTCTTTCTAGGTGTTGTTCCGCCAATGCTCTCCCCTCCGGTGAGTCGTCGTAAGTATGCTGGTAGATCGGTAGTGGATCGCCCCTTTCGAGACGTAGGCCAACAGGACATTCATTCATACAAATAACAAGCCGGAGAGTGAGAGTTCCATTCATCTTAGAACGGGATGTCGTCGGTTTCGTCTTTTGGTTGAGCAACAAAACCGTTGCTTTTTGCAACGATGTGCTTGTCCGTCTTGGCCGCTGGCTTGCGCCGGTTGCCGAGCCATTTGGCTTTTTCATCT